TCTTATAAAGTCTTCTCTTATATGCTTCATAAGGCTTGTCAGTAGGAATTACTTTAGTTAAGTCAGAATTATCCAAGTATGTAAAGAACTTAATTACGCTATCATACTTTGTTATAGGTTTTGATTCGGCTGATTCGTTTGCTACACCTATAGTAAGTCTAAGCATATAGCCTGGATATGGTTGAGCTAATGAATAGAAAGTATAAGTGCTATTATATTTGTCGAAGAAGAATGGATTTACTACTTTTCCGTTTGTGTTGTAAAGAACACCTTTTATTATTTGGAAATCATCATTGACTTTAATAGTGAATCCTTTTGACAAATCAATGTATGAAGTTGTCCAATATATTTCGTTAGATGAAAGATTAGTAAGTTCTCCGTTTTCACCAAGTTTTCCAGGTGTTAAACTTATTCCTTGCAAAGGTAGAATAGGAAGTTGAAGAGGTTTAAGAGAGTTCTTAACTAATTTTATAGTAGGATAGTTAGCATAACCTGTATTTGTACTACGATATGCAACGAAACAAGCGTTTGATGGAAACTTATAGTTGTTGTAGTAATATGGAGGATTATTTACTTGGTCAATGCAGTTTCCGTCTCTGTCAAAAACAAAGTAAAATCCTGGATAAGCTGTCGTACTGAATCCATAGAACTCCATAGAATCATATCCTTCAACATAGAAAAGTTTATAGAAGTGGCCTGAACCTGTTCCAAAATATGAAGTCAACAAGTCATCTACTGTGTACTTACCTAAGTTGCCATATCTTCCGTTTACAGCAGGTGAATCATTAATTTTTACACCTCCAAAAACAGGAGCATCTTTACTGAACATATTAGAAGCAATATTTGAAGCTGAAGGTATGGAAGAATAAAAAGTTTCTTCATTCTGAGAAACAAAATTGCTCTTTGGAATGAATGCTACATTTACCAAATAACTGCTATCCGCCCAATAAGGCATTATCAAATACTTAGCTGTCTTAGGAATTATGTTTCCAGTCCAGTAACCTCCGTTATTCAAGTTATTGGTTATGCAAGCAACAACTATGTCATTCTCATCGACTAAGCAAGCAAGTGGTGCCGAAGAAGCAGAAGTGCTTGAGCCATAAATCTGTACCGAGCACATAACATATTTTTCAGAATCCACAGGTATTCTGTAAGTACGGTGACTGTTGTTGGTTCCACTTTCTAGCAATGTATTCCAGTTCTTTCCTATTGCGTATCTCTTGAAAAGACCTATATAAGCATCACTTGTGTGGTCGCTCCCTTGAGTTGAACTATATTTACAAACAGGGAACTTGTTAGAAACTTCTTCAGTCATTCTAACAATATCCTTTTTATAATATATTAATATCTGAGGATTGATTTTATCCTCAAGAATCTTTGATTCTGTTATGTCATCCAAGAAATACACCAAAGTCTGTCCTGCGTCAAAACGAGACTGAATTTCCATCCATCTATATTCAGGTTCGCCTTCTATTACATTTGGAACTACTAATTCATATTCATAACTTAATGTACCACTTATAGGTATATTCACTAAAACTTGTGATACTGTTCCTTCTGAAAGAGTTCTACCATCAGAAATAAAAACATAAAGTCTGCTATAAGTATCACCTAAACTTATGTTGTTCATTGTAAGTTCAGTATTGCTCAAAGTAAGTCTGTATGTATGTCCAGGAATTACAGGAATCCTTGCTTGTCTTATCAAAGTTCCATCATTACCTTCGACTATCAACTTATTTCTTGTTCCTGCTAAATTATATCCTTGATTAGCAGAAAGGGCTTTATCTGTATCAGTAGAATATAAAGTATCTTCAACAAAAGTACTAAGAGTTTCGTTTATATCACCTTCAAATTCTTCCTGAACATCATCAATAGCACCAAGCATATCAGTAAGTGTAGTTCTTAACTTTTCGGCTGTAATTGATTGAGTATTATTATCAGGCAAATTGGTATTAATTTCCTGAATTATTTCTGTATAATCTGCCATTTAATTGTGATTTATATTTTTATTTATTTTTATATATAAAAAATTAAAATTAGGTTTTTCTTAAATATATCTTTCAACCCATTTAAACCAATCGTCAGAATAAGGCTGTGGAGCAAATTCTCCAAGTTCCAATTTAATCATAGAACATAATGATTTATTTGGAGTTGTAATATTGCAAGTCATAAAAGCACCAGCACATTCTGCACTGAATTTTTCGGTAAAAGTTGTAACATCACCATTGGTCCAATTTAAATTATCGAATTTTTGCATTACTGTTTTAATAAAGTTACCAAAAAATTCGACAGCAGTTGATTGTATTTCAAGTTTATTGGATTTATCTAATGTTAGCCTATCAACATAAAATAATGTAAAAGAATAAGTTGTAAATTCTTCTCCAACATTATGTGTACCTTGAGTTGCACAGAAAGCGGCATATTTTTGATTATATTCATCTTTATTCAAATCAAATATATCGCCAGTTTCAACTATTCCATTAACATTTGGCTGATTTTTGGCAATCCAATTTAGTAAATTTATAGTTTCTAAAAGAGTCATAGTTATTTAAATTTTAATTATTTTTATTCATTTTTATTCCTTTATTCCAAGGAGTTTTTCCTTTTTTAGCAATAGAACATTTATTTTTTGTTTCTTCTGAAAGTTTTTTTCCTAAATTGGCATTTCTTATTTTTTCTTTAGTTTCATCTGAAAGATGACATCCTTTTCTATTTGATATTTTGCCTTTTTTTGCATCACTCATTTTTTTTCTTGTTTCTTCAGACATTATAACGCCTTTACTTCCATCGCCTCCGTTTGAAATATTATAAGATAAATTAAAATTTTTATAATAATAAATTAAATCTTCTTCTATCAATTTGGCTGTAATTTCATTTAAATCATAAAATAATATTTCGTGATTAAAATTATCCCATCCATATTTTTTAATTGCATTATAAAATTTTGGGCTATCTTTATATCCATTTCCATTTGACCATCTTAGTTCGGGTTTTCTGCAAGTAATACCAATATATACTTTACCACTTGGTGAAGTGTGCCTATACACTATATAATTATTTCCAATCATAATTAGTATTGTATTATTTAGAAGGCCAATTATTTCCACGCTGATACCTATATGGGAAAAATCTAAACCAACCTCTACCTCTTTCTCCACCTAAAAATACGCTTGGTGATGCTGCTGAATATAATGTGCTTCTTATTTTCCACGCTTGACATTCTGTAAGTTCTGGAATTTCATTCAAATGTTCCATTAAATAATTTTGAAGCAAATAAGCATAATGTGATGCTTTTGTATCATAATAATTTTTCATTGTCATTGTGTCATCAAGGCCCATATAATCCATATTTTCATCCCTTGTCTGAATAAGGCCAGCGTTATCAATTTTCATATTAAGCATTACAATTATTTCAGCAATAACTCTATATGTTATAAACATTTGTGCTTTATCCAATAAATTTTTATATGCAGCATTTTCTTGATTATCAATTGTATTGTTTTCAACCAAGTCTTGAAGTTTTTCAAATAAGAGTTGCCCAAGAATTTCTTGTAATTCATCTTCTTGTACCTCTCTTATTGCAGTTACAAGTACTTTAGAATTAACATTATCAGATATATTAGAATTTAATCTAACAAAATCAGGGCTTGTAAGTAAAACATTTTTCATAATTATTCTTCAGTTTTTTCTTCAAGTGCATCATTTTCAAATGGCACAATTGTTATTGAATCTTTCATATTGAAAATTTTATCAAATGCCTTGATAATTTTCTTTTGTAATGGCTTTATAACTGTCTTATTATAAAGTTTATAAGCCTCATTGTATTCTTGTTCAGAAAATCCTGTGGTCTTTGTTGGAATACCAAATAAATTAGGAGTGGCCCTAAATGCTGTAAATATTTCCTGTTGTGACCTTTCAGCCAATGTATTATATTTGTCTATAAATGAATCAGCATCAATCTTTGTAACAGTTGTTTCACTTTCTTTATTATTATTAAATGAAAGCATTGGTCTACCACTATTTTCAACTCCACAGAATTTATCGTAGACTTCCATTTCGATTTCCTCTTGAATTTCATCACTTGGTCTACCTGAATTAAAATTAATGATATAATTTGAACTAAATGAATTTGAAATGTTATTCAAGTGGTATTCATTCATTTTCTTTTCAATTTCACAGGCAGTAACAGCGGCTGCATACATAGGAGTAGGATAAACCCTATTTTTATTGTTTTTCAAATAAAATATTGTGTTGGCTCCAGCATCTTTATTGAAAAAAGAATCATATGCCGTATATTTTACCCTTCCATAAGATTTACCCCAATCGGTTGAATAATAAAATTTTGTACCTTCCTTGTTTGAACGAACACGCTTAAAATCAAGATAATAAATTTCGGCAGGAAATCCTAATTTGTTTTTGACAATATTAAGGGCAAATCCGTTGAATTTAACAAGGTCAATAGCAATCCATTCAAGCAAATCTTCAATTGTATCTCCATCCCTATTTATTTGGTTTTGAAAATTAATAACTTCACATTTTACTCCGTTACCGCATACATAATCCTTTGTTCCATTTATAATTGATTGTAAAGTTGAAACATTCTGGTAAAGGTCCTCAATATAATCAGGATAGTTATTAACTTCTCCCCAACCTACAAAATCCCTATCTTTCATAAATATTTCAGTAGGTAGAACAATATTGCTTGTTACAAATTGGTCAATTGCCAATAGTTTTACATTTGTCTGTTTCTTGTCTTTTTCTATGACAAGATTATTTTTTTTACTGTTTGTCATATGCTATATAAGTTCTAT